AAGGAACAATCCCAGAACAAATAAATAAATTTTATAATGATACTTTTCCAAGAGTATTTAAATCAATTGAAGAACAAGGGTTAAAAGTACACCCCGATTATTTCGATAAACATTTTAAATACCATGAAAAAGAATGGTTTTATCACGCAGATACAGTGTATTCTAAATATAATCTATATAACCTCACCACTCGCCCCACAAACTCATACAATGGCGTTAATTTTGCTGCTTTAAATAAAAATGATGGTTCAAGAACTGCATTTATACCGAAAAATGATATGTTCTTTGAATTCGATTATGACGCTTATCACGTAAGAATCATGGCTAAACTAATTGATTTTCCCTTAGACAGGGGCTCTGTCCATACCCAATTAGGACGCATGTATTTCGGTAAAGATGAGCTAACTGAAGAAGAATATGCTAAATCTAAAGAACTTACCTTTAAACAATTATATGGGGGTGTGTTTAAAGAATATAAAGAAATACCTTTCTTTAAGGCAATGAATGAATACATAGATAAGCTATGGACTTTATTTAACGCTACAGGAAAATTAGACTTAGTTGGAGGAAAAATACTAGATAAAGAACAAATACAAAACCCAACACCAAATAAAATCCTAAACTATGTGATTCAGTCCGCAGAAACGCACAATAATGTAATTTCTGTAAAACAAGTCATAGAATATTTGGAAAATAAACAAAGTAAGGTTATATTGTACACATACGATTCGTTCTTAATCGATTATGCAGTTGAAGATGGAAAGGAAGTACTAAAAGAAATTAAAAAATTATTAGAAATAAACGGTTATGTTATTAAGGTTGCGTATGGCCCTAACTACAATTCCTTAAAAGAAATTTAATATTTATTATGGATTACGATATAAATTTTGACGATTTGGCAAACAAATTATTTTGCACCTTTACAGCTGAAGAACAACTAGATTCCACCCTAGCTACTATAAAAGAACAATATGATATTTTATTTAATAAAATATTTGTTTTGTACGTGGAATCAACTAAGGAATATGTGTGTACCTACAACGTAGATTCCTTTAATATGGCAGATTCCATATTAGAGAATACTATCCTTTTACATAGAAAAAAAGAATCTAATACTTTATATACGATTAATGCACTTAATGATTTAATTTGTTCATTAAATGGAGGAAAATTAGATAAAAGTTTTAGAGTAAATTGGCAAGATTACCGCAACTGTATTTTACTTACAACCAGTGGCGAGTTAAAAAAATTAGATACCAAAGTTCACGAAATAATTAATTTCTAGTTTGGTTACCTAATAGAGGGTTATTATATTAATTAAGTTACACAAAAAAAGTTATAAAAAATGAATTTAGATTTAATCTCAAGCAAGTTAGAAAAACTACAGGCCCCACAAGGCCAAAAATCAGATCAAAAATTTGACAGAAGTCAGTATTTTTGGAAAGCTCCTATGGGCAAATCACAAATTAGATTTGTACCCTTTAAGGAAAACAAAGACAACCCATTTAGTGAAGTATTTTTTCACTATGGAATTGGAACTAGAACGATGATTTCACCTATTAATTATGGTGAAAAAGATCCTATTGTAGAATTCTCAAAAGAATTACGTAAAACATCTGAACCTGAAAATTGGCGTTTAGCTAAAAAGTTAGAGCCTAAAATGAGAGTATTTGCTCCCGTTGTAGTTAGAGGTGAAGAAAATAGAGGTGTACGTTTTTGGGAATTTGGAAAACAAGTATATCAAGAATTACTTAGTTATGCTGCAGATGAAGATTATGGTGATTTTACAGACGTTGTATCTGGTTTAGATATGACAGTAGAAGTAGTTCAAGGTAATCCTTATCCACAAACCTCAATTCGTGTTAAACCTAAACAAACACCATTATCAGATGATAATGCTTCTGTTGAAAAATGGCTTAAAGAACAACCTGAGTTATTCAAATATTATAAGAAATTTACTTATGATGAAATGAAATCAGCACTTCAAGATTGGTTAAATCCAGAAGATAGTGTTGAAAATCCAAGTGTTCCAAGTATTACGCCTAAAAAAGAGGAAGGTTATACACTGAATGTTAAACAAAAAGAATCGTTCAACGAGGACGAATTCGACGATTTATTTAAAGATTAATAAATATGGGTAGAAAAAAAGCAAGCCTTGGGGGCGATATCTCCAAGTCTGTTAAGGGAACATTCTCCCTTGATAAATTTAAAGCAGCTAAAGGTTTAGGATCAACTAATAATACCTTTAAAGAACAAGAATGGATCCCTTTATCACCAGCTTGGCAAGACATGGTTTCATTACCAGGTATTCCCCACGGTCATATTACTTTATTACGTGGTCATTCTGATACAGGTAAAACTACAGCATTATTAGAAGTAGCAGTTAATGCTCAAAAGATGGGTATTTTACCTGTTTTTATTGTTACCGAGATGAAATGGTCTTGGGAACATGCTCAAATGATGGGGCTAGAAGTAAATGTAGATAAGGATGATGAAGGTAAAATTTCAGGTATTGATGGTAATTTTATATTTGCAGATAGAGGACAGTTACCTACTGTAGAAGCTGTTGCGGGATTCATGGCAGATCTAATGAATGAACAGAAGAAAGGTAATTTACCAATGGATATGGTGTTTTTATGGGATTCAATTGGATCTGTGCCATGTCAAATGTCAGTAGAAAAAGCTAAAAATAATAATGAATGGAATGCTGGTGCGATGTCTACTCAATTTGGTAATTTTATTAACCAAGAAATATTATTATCTAGAAAAGAATCGTATCCTTATACAAATTCCTTTGTAGCTGTTAATAAAATTTGGGTTGAAAAGCCTATAGGACCTATGTCACCTCCTATTATGAAAAATAAAGGTGGTAATACTATGTTCTTTGATTCAACTTTGATTGTAACATTTGGTAATATTTCAAATTCAGGTTCATTAAAAATTAATGCTGTTAAAGATGGCAAAAAAGTAGAATGGGCTAAAAAAGTTAAAGTTGCTATTGAAAAAAACCATATTAATGGTATTACAACAACAGGTAAAATTTTAGCTACTCCACATGGGTTTATTTCTGAAAAGAAAAGTGATATTGAAAAATATAAAAGAGCACATCAAGAAGAATGGGGTAAGATCTTAGGTGATGGTCCATTTGAAGTAATTACAGAAGGATCTGAAGCTGAAGATTTTGCTAACCCTACTCCTACTGATGAATAAAAATTACCAAAATATACTCGATAACTTGCACGAGGGATCAGACATGGAGCCCCTACAATTAAACAGTAGGGTGCTCCTGATCGATTCAATGAATACTTTTTTAAGATCATTTGCTATTATTCCAGCAATTAATCCACAAGGTAATCATATTGGAGGTTTAGTTGGATTTATGAAATCTTTAGGTTATGCTATAAAGTTAATTCAACCAACTAGAGTAATTTTAGTATTTGATGGTCAGGGTAATATTACAAATAGAAGAAATACTTATTCAGAATATAAAGCTAATCGCCAAATAAAAAGAATAACTAATTTTAATGTATTTTCAACATTAGAAGAAGAATCAGATTCTGTTTCATCTCAAATGATGAGATTATTAGATTATTTAAAAACATTACCGGTAAACATTTCTATTATAGATAAAATAGAAGCTGATGATACTATTGCTTATCTATCTCAAAAATTAAAAGATGATGTTATAATTTATTCTGCTGATCAAGATTTTTTACAATTAGTAAATAAAAGAATTACAGTTTATTCTCCTATTAAAAAGAAATTTTACAGACCTCAAGATATTTTTGATCAATATGGTTTATACCCCCAAAATTTTATTACAATGAAATGTTTAATGGGTGATAAATCAGATAATTTACCTGGAGTTAAAGGTTTAGGGCCTAAAAAATTATTTAAATATTTCCCTGAATTAGGTGGTAATAAACAGTTTACTTTAAATGAAGCTTATAATAAAGCTACTGAAAAAGTTGAAGAACATGGAATATATGGTAATGTTCATTTATTTAAAATACAACTAGAGATTAATTATGAATTAATGTCTTTAGAAGATATCGAATTATTAGAAAATGATCAACAGGAATTAGATGAATTAATAGATACTTCACCATATAATTTTAATAAAGCTAAATTTTTAGGAATGTACGAAAAAGATTTATTAGGAAGAGGAATACCTAATACAGAATTTTGGTTATCAGAAGTTTTTTCGTATCTT